GACAGGTGAGGCGGACCTGCTCAAGCATCTCGTCGAGTTTCATGGTTTCTGGTTTTGGGGGTGATCACCGGAAAGGCGTTCTGGATAATCCGTGTTCGCCTTCATGCTGCGGAGTCGAGCATGTCCACGATGTCATGCTCCACCATGCGGAGTGCCCCGATGGCCTGATATGCGGTCACGTCGGACTCCTGACCGTAGCGGCGGATTACGCTCCGCAGTTCTCGCCTGAGCATCGCGCCAGCATCTCCGCTGGCTCCGTCTCCCCACTCTTGCTCCCATGCTCTCATGGTAGCGGCAGCGAGTCCGTGCTCACCATCCAGTTTGGAGCAGCGGTGCCCCTTGAGGCGGTGCTTCACATCCTCGCAGACTGGGCAGACATAGCCCAAAAGGCGAACAAAACGGTGCAGCCAAGTCCTCGGGGCTTGGCCTGCTGTGTCGGTGGTTTCTAGGGTGCTCATTGGTCTTCTTGGGTTGTGGGCTTCGTTTCGGACTGGCTGACCTCACCGTTCACGGCACACCGAGGATAAGGTTTACGGTTTTGATGAACCATTTGGCCAGGGAGGTATCGGCCTGGATGGCGCTTTGAAGGCGGTGCCAGGCTTCGAGGACGGCGGCAGGGCTGGTGTTGAGCTGGCCGTGAGTGTAGGCGGTGACGGCTTCGCGCATCTCGGCGGGATCGGCGCTCTGGAGGGCGGCAATGGTGATCTCAAGGCGCGGGAGGTAATCAGGCGGGCAGTCGTCGCGCAGGTAGGCGATGAGCCAACGGCGAGCGGTGTCGTCATCGACGGCGCGGAGAAGTTGGCCGAACCGCTCGGGACGGGGATGGGCGTCTTTGAGAATGTTGCCAATCGTCATGCGGGGAAGGTTGGCGCGGTCTTCCAAGGTGCGGGCGCTTTCGGCGCTGTTCTGGAAGTAGTCTTGTATTTGGACGGCGAGATAGCTCATGAGGCGCTTCAATTTAATTTTGCTTGGGCGCGGCTAACAGCGGCGTGGGTGGGCCGCTGGTGGTGTAAGGAGTGGGCTCTTCATTGACATCAATGACGGGGCTGGATGGAGCTTGCGCAATGAGCTCACGAGTGACGAGGTAGTGGCGCAATGCCTGGGCGATGAGCTCGCGAGCTGGGATGTTTTGCTCGCGAGCAAGGTCGAGGAGCTGGTGAAGCTCGTCGAGGGGCAAGGTGATCTGGGTGCGGGCGAGCAGCTTTTCGGTGGCCCACTGGGGGATCTGCTCGGTGCTGTTTTCCCATCGTGAGATGGTGGTGTGATTCAAGCCGCCGAGTTGCTCGGCGACTTCGCGTAGCGTGAGGTCGTGAGCCTTGCGCCAAGTTTGTAATTGTGATCCGTTCATGCACCAAAAATGCCTGTTGTGGAGGAAATTGCAACTTTTACTTGCTAAATGGTGATAAACTCACAAAATGAGGCTGTTATTGAGTTTTAATCACCAATGCAAGCCTTGATTCCCTTCTCTCTTACTGAGTGCCTCGCCCCACGGGAGGTGGGTGCGCTGCTCTCGATCGCCGAAACTGAAAACCGTCCGGTGGAAGACATCGTGGTCTTTGCGCTGCGGGATTTCCTGACGAGCCGGACGGCTGCTAAATCGATGCAGGAGGCGCAGGCCGCGACGGCTGCGAAGGCGGCGTGATCAGTGATCTGCAACAACGGATTTCCGCCGCTCTGCGCAAGGGCAAGCGGCAGGTTGAGGAGACGGCCCCGGCGGTGTCTAGGGACCACCGCCGGGTGCCGTGCCGCGCCTATGAGGTGCGTGAGACGGTCGGCGGCGTGACGCGCTGCTGGGTGCAGTTTCCAAGCTCGAACGCGGGAGGTCGGCCATGAGTGCTGCTGCGGTGCTGCTTTTTTTTGTGGCTGTGATGGTCGTCGGTGCGCTGACGGCTTGGAATGCGATCCTGCCGCGGCGTGATTGGAGCCGGGATGATTTCGAGCTGAACGGCTGGACGGATTGGAAGCGCGAGCAGGAGGGCCGGAGCGGTGACGCTGCGGAGGATCTGTGATCGTGCTGCGCCGGACGCGGTTGATTTTGGCCTGCCTGAGCGATGTGCGCCGGGATCGTGGCCGTTTGGCGCGGACGTGGCGGCATGTGCGCCGTCCGCTGCTGGGCGGTGCGTTTGAGGCGCGGGCGCTACGCAAGGCGCAGCAGCGGCTGGCGGCGTCGGAACGGCTGCTGGTGCTGGCGTGGGAGTGTTGTGTGCTGCGCGAAGCGGCGTCGGCCTGAGCGGCCCCCTTTTCTTTTTTTGACCTACCATGGCGAAGCGACGCATTACCATCACTGAGCAGGATGTGGCCTCGGTGCTCGAGCAGGGCACTTGGAAGGCGTCCGAAGTGGCGGCAATGCTGGATACGCCGCTGGCGGTGGTGGTGCGCTGGTGCCAAGTGGGCGTGATCCGAGGGGCTTTTTACTCGGCTGGCGCATGGCGCATTCCTGGGCGGTCCCTTTTTCTTTTTTTGGCCCGGCGGGTGGAGTGTCATTACTCTGTCGCCACGGTGGCGGCGATGCTGGACAAGCCCGAAGATACGATTCGGACGTGGATCTCGCAGAAGCGGTTGCCGGTGGTGAAGCTGGGTCTGGCTCGCCAGGCCTCGGCGGTGGTGCCGGAGAGTGCGCTGATTAAGTTCCTGAAGGCGGAAGGGAGGGCGGCATGAGTGCTGTCGGAAATGTGGTGCAAATCGCCGGGCGCAATGTGTGTGCTGGTGCTGCTGCTGGCCTCGAGGCTGCGCAGATGGATTGTGCGACGGGGGAAGTTTCCGCAATGGGCGCGGCGGTCGAGCAGATCGCGGGCGGGCCGGATCGGGTGGCCGCTGGGGTTGCTGATCCGGTGCCAGCGGATGCGGAATCTGCTGTGGATGTGGCGTTGTCCCTTGGCAATGAGGCAAGAACGGCATCATGTCACACCTCATGCCACAAAGCAGGCGGCATGGCCGGTGACCAGGCAGCCGGGCTGCGTGTTGTTTCAGAGGGGGGGAGGGGGTCGAGGCCGCGAGCCGCGAGCGTTCCTACAATCGGATTCCAGCGCGGACAAAATTTTGCCAATGTGCATGCCGTTGCTCTGACCGAGCAGGGGGCGATTTTAGGCCGTGACCTCAAGACGGGCGGGCTGGTGATCGTGCCAGTGGCCAAGGGCATCGATATGAGCACACTGGTGCTGCCGACGGTCTTGGGCTGCGCAAAAAAAGAGGGCGGCGGGCTGGTGTTTGAAGGTCCAGCCCCGGCCTGGAAGTGCCCACAGTGCTGGCTGCCTACGCCGCACGATTGCATGGAGCAGCCCTGTGGCTGGCAGGATGCACCGAAAAAAAAGGAGGGCGCGGCATGAGCATGGCCACCGCCAGCCTTTGGGAAAACGCACCTGCCACGGCCGCCGTGCGTGAGCGGCCCGTGCATGAGCTGCTCCAGCTCCGCTCCAAGCAGGAGCAATGGAGCGAGCAGATCCGCGTCATCGACGACCTGCTGCCCGATCCCGACGTGAACGACACCGAGCGCCTCGCCCTATCGATGGAGCGAGCCGTCGCCAAATGCGGCCTCATCGCCTGCACCAATGCCATCACGGCCTGTGAAGAGCGCATGCGGCAAGACGCCGCCCGCATCCAGCGCACGCACGGCCACCTGCTTTGACTTTCTTCCCTATGAGTGACTCCAAACCCATCCCCCTTGCTGCCGCCGTCCAGGTCATGCGCTACCGTCCCAACTCTGACACCGGCATTTCTGAGCCATGGCCCGTCGCCACGATCGAGATCGATATGGCCGGGCGCATTGCCTTCCGCGGCGACGCGGGCAAGGCCTACGAGCCGCTGCTGCGTGCCACGCAAAAGGCCGGCATCAAACTCGCCGAGCAAGGCGTCGCCGAGGCTTTGAAGGAAGCCTGTGAACTTCAAGAGGAGGTCAACGCCTGTGAAGCATGAAACTCAGCGCTTGGGTGGAGCAATCCGCCGCCAATCTCGGCATCACGCCTCGCTCCCTATGGGTGCGGATGTATCGCGGCCGGCAGCCGTGGCCGGATCTCGAGCGAAAAAACAAGCGGGTGATCGAGGTGCTGGCGCCGCCGCTGTGCCCGTCGTCCGTGCCATCTGGCAGGATGCGCAGGGCATGCGTATCCGCCTCACCTACGTCACTCGCAGCACCGTCGATTTCGAGAACCTCGACACCGGCGGCCACGGCGTGATCGCCCGCGCCTGGCTGGAAAAACACTTTACCCCACTTTCCTGAATGAGAATCCGCACCATCAAACCAGAGTTTTGGAAGCACTTTGGCATGAGCCAACTGACCGCCGAAACGCGCCTTCTGGCCATCGGCCTGCTCAATTTTGCCGACGATGAAGGCTATTTCAACGCCCATCCCGCGCTGATTCGCGGCGAATTGATGCCGTTTGACGAAAAAACGAAGCACATCCCGCCCATGTTGGAGGCGCTTGAGCGCATCGGCTACATCGAGCTGACCCAAGCCGCTGACGGCATGCCGCTCGGCAAAATCACGAATTTCGTTAAGCACCAACGGATTAACCGCCCAACTGTCAGCAAGCACTCACGCAAGCCTCACGCATCACTCACTGAGCCCTCAGTGAGTGCTCACCATTCGCTCAGCCACAACTCAGCGCTGGAAAGGAACAGGGAACAGGGAAGGGAAGAGGAACAGGGATTCTTGCTCGCACCTCACGGTGCTGAGCCGCTCGCCGACGCTCCCGAAGGCTTCACCACCGACACCCCAGACGGTTCTGGCGAAAAAAAGAAAAGGGGGGCGGCGGTGGAAGACTTGGCCTGGGCACCGGACACGGGCTGGACGGGCTTCACGGACACGCTCATGGACGAGCTGGCCGGCGCTTACCCGGCCTGCGACATCCGGCGGCAGATGCTCGCCATGGAGCAGTGGCTGAAGGCAAACCCTGCTAAGGCCCGCAAGAGCAACTGGCGGAAGTTCGTCACCAACTGGCTCGCCAAGGAGCAGGATCGCGGTGGCGACCTGCGCGGCAAGACACCTTTCCAGGCATTTACCGATGGCTTTGGCGCGAAAAAAGAAGCGCCGCCGCTCACGGTCGAGCTTCCGCCGGACGGCTACGAGCAGGCCATGACCGCCCTTTGGGGCGATGGCTGGGAGGGCACCGTGCCCGGCTGGCCGCAAATGGTCGCCAGTGACAAAGCACAGGTCCGCCGCTGGCTCGCCCAGCATGGGAAGGAGGCCGCATGAGTGACCAACCTGCCAAAGATCGCCCGCTGACCACCGAGGAACGGCTGGCGCGGATCAACAAAGCGCTGCCGTTTTCCGATGAGGCCGAGAAAGGCGTGCTGTCCTGCCTCATGCAAGATCCTGAGCGCATCGCGGAGGTGCGGGCGAAGCTGCCGCCGGAGGCCTTTTACCACGAGTGCAACCGCCTCGTGTTCGAGGTGATGCTCGACATGCTCGACAAGAACCTGCCCGTGGAGCCCATCGCGATCACGCACCGGCTGCGGGACCAGAAAAAGCTCGATTTGATCGGCGGCCCGGCAGCGGTGTCAGACCTTTACACGTTCGTGCCCATCCCGACGCATTACCCGCACTACGTCGGCATCCTGCGCGAGAAATGGGCGCTGCGCCAGACCATTCATGCGTGTGCCGAAAGCATTGACGAATGCTTCGCGCACGGCAGCGAGCAGAGTGACGAGGATGTGACCGCTGTGGTGGGCCGTGCCGAGGGTCGCGTGTTTGGTTGCGTGCAGGCCTTGCAGGCCTCCGGCGAGTATTCCACCGGCCCGGTGCTTGCTGCCCGCGGCGTGAACGAGTGGGTGGACCGCACCGAGCAGACCATTGCCAATCGCGGCAAGATCATGGGCCTCGAAACCGGCATCTTGGAGCTCGATCAAACCGTGCACGGACTCGACGATGCGCAGGGTGAGATCGTTGTCATTGCCGGCCGTCCCGGCCAGGGCAAGACTGCGATGGCCACCACGCTGATCCACAACCTCGCCGTCGAGCGCAACGTGCCCGGCCTCGTGTTCAGCGCGGAAATGAGCAGCGTGCAGCTTTACGACCGCATTATTCTTGGTGGTGCCAGCATCGACACCAGCAAAGCCATCACCGGCATGTTCTCGCGAGCCGATCAGGATGCCATGACCGTCAAGGTGCGGCAGGTGCAGCGGGCTCCGTTGCTCATCTCCGACGGCTCCGCCATCTCCACCGCCGACATCCGCAGCCAGGTGCAGGTCGCCAAACGCCAGCACGGCATCCGCTGGATCGTCGTCGATCACCTGCACCTCATCAAAGCCGTCAGCAAGCGCGGCATGAAGGACGAGCGCGAGGCGTTGGTCGAGGTGATGGAGACGCTGCAATTTGTGAAGAAGTTCTACAAGCTCACTGTGCTCCTCATGGTGCAGCTCAACCGCGAAACCGACCGCAACGCAGGCAAGCCGCCCGTGCTCGCCGATCTGAGCGGCAGCGCCGCCATCGAATGGTATGCCGATCACGTCTGGATGCTGCATCGCGATCCCTATTTCTTCGGGTGGCACACGCTGAGCGAAGAGAAGAAGAAAGGCTGGGCCGATGCCGTCGAGCCGCGCCGCGAGCGGAATCCGCAATGCTGGAGCAGCGGTGGCAAATACGGCGAAGAAGACGGCGGCTGGCCGCGCGAGGACTACGAGCAAGACGCCAAAATCTACGTTCGCAAGAACCGGCGCGGCCCCACACCCGAGTTGCATGTGCGCTTTGAGGACTGGCGCACCTGGTTCAGCAGCCGCATGCCCAAACTCAACAGCACCGACTGGCGCGATTGGCAATTTGGCAGCTACGCCGTGCCCAAGAAGGAGCCCAAAATGAAGAAGGCCGGTCAAGTGCGCAGCAGCCTCCACGACGATTTCCCGGATTGAAGCCGGGCGCACGCAACAAACACAACACACACCCATGACAGCCTCTGAGATTCTACACCGATTTACTGACATTGTTGTCCAGCAACTGGCCTGTGCGCCTGATGACGTGGTGGCGGATGCCGCCTTGCGTGATCTGGGCGCGGATTCGCTCGATGAGATCGAGATCATCATTTTCTGCGAGGAGGAGTTTGGAATCAATATCTCTGCCGAAGATGCCGCCAAACTTAAAACGGTGCTCGACTGCGTGAACTACCTCCACGCCGAACTCAACCGCAATCCGCTCGTTTTGCGCAGCTAATCATTCACAACCCAAACACCACACCGACACACACCATGCCCAACAAACTCAACGCCTATTTCGACCTTGCCAAGCTGCAAGGAGCCTATCGTCTGCGCCTCAAAGGCAAAGACTGCATCGTGATCAACCTCGACGAAGCCCGCGCCAAGCCTTCGCCCAAAAATGCGGAGCGGGTTTATCTCTCGCTCTCACTGGTGCCGAATCGCGACGGCAAAGACGATTTTGGAAACACCCACTGGATCTGCGAGCCCACCACCAAGGACGAACGCGAAAGCGCCAATCCGCCCAAGTTTCCGATCCTTGGCAATGCCCGCGAGTATGACGACCACGGCGGCGGCCAGCGCACCGCTCGCCCCGCCGGAGGCTCGCCCGTGACCAGCGGCAGCGAGGAACCCATGGCCGACGGCATGGAGGACGATGACATTCCGTTTTGAACTGTGAGGGGAAATGCACACGAACGACCAAGCTGTGCCAGCCGAAAACGAAGATTCAACCCATTGAATACTATGCAGCTTACTGACCAGAATGAAACGCCGAAGGCCAAGCCTCTAAGGCTTGGCACCAGCGATTTGTTAGCGGTTCTCCGCGATGCTCAAGCCGCTGATCTCACGGCGATGAAAACCGCATCTATCATCAACCGCAGCGGGCACAAGATCACGGGTTTCGTGGTGTGCCATCCTGAAACACATGAGCGGTGCATTGTGGAGATGTCGGCGTGCCGTTGGCTGACGAATGAGGAAATGTGGTGGCTCATGCACGTCAGCAAATCGCCTCTTACCGCTAACGTCCAAGGCCAGCAATCCCGGCCCTCAACCAACCAAACCAACGAAAATGAGCGATCAAACTAAGCAAGACTCCACCGAAATCCCGAGCGCCGAAGGGCCGGGATTAGCTGCGCCGCCCTGTTCGGAATTGCGGATGTCGGGCGAAAATGCACGGGCAATAATCCTCAACTGCCACGCGATCATGCGACACAAATTCCGGCAAGTTCCGTTGTGGAGCATGGTCGGGAGGATCACGGGGCACGGCAGCGGGAACAGCGCGGCAATATGCGAAAGTGCGCGGCTCGATCCTCACCAGCCCGCCGGGGCGAAGACCCTCCGGGATGTTATTCCGAACAGTGATTATCCAGAACGACCTTCCAGATAGCACCCGCAAAACCGGAAACGCCCCCATCACTCCATGATTTCACCCGACACCCAGCTCGTCATTGAAGCCCTGCATGCAGGGCAGGAGGCGCATCCGGTCATTGAGCCGTTGGCGCTCGATGAGTTGCTCGTGCTGGGCGAGGAGGGCGCGGCGGAGGCGGTGGCGGCACGGGCGGATGCCATCCGCGAGATGGCGGAGCAGCCGCTCGATCACGGATGGGTGCCGCAGGATTGGTGGCTGTTCTTGTTGGAGCTGTGCCGGAAACGGCTGGAGCATCCAGGGCGCGTTCTGGAGGTGCTCGTCAGCGGCGGGATTCGTGCGGGCAAAACGCATGTGGCGGCCTCGCTGGCGGTGCAACATTGGAAGCATGCGCAGAAAGCCACCGTGTTCTGCATGAGCCGTCGCGAGGAGGACTCGCAGAACCTTCAGCAGAAGCCCATCGAGTCGTTCTTGCCGCCCGAGGCGCTGGGCGGTGCGGCGGGCAAAATCAAGCAGGACAAGCACCAGAAGGCCAAGTTCAGCGGCGGCAAGTTCACCGACAACCAGTTCAGCCGCTACCTCATTGTCACCGGGGCCAATGGCGAGCGCTACACTGGCGGCGGCATGGTGCAGTTTCGTTTCTTCACTCAGGAACTGGAGAGCTTCCGAGGCTACGCGCTGACCTTTGTGTGGTCGGACGAAGGCATTCCCGTCGATCACGTCAAGGCGCTCAAAGATCGTCTCGCGTCGCGAGCCATCGAGACGCAGCGCGATGAGCACCGCAAGCAGATGCTGGCACTGCAAAGCTACCTCGTGCCGCTCGCGGATGGCGTGCCCGGTGCCAAGCGGCCGCATGGCGAGTTGCTCGGGGCGCTCATGCACGGCGTGCATCTCATCACCTACACGCCCGAGGAAGGCTTCACGCCGACGGTGCGCTACTTCATGCAGGGCGCGGTGAAGCCCGACAAGTTCAAGGTCATCGCCCCCGAGCTGGCGGCAAAAGGCGGCTGCAAAGATCCGCGTGTGCCCAAGATCGCGTATCCGCTGGAGCCGACGCGGTTGGTTTGCTACCTCCACACGGCCGCAAACAAATACGTTAACGTGTATCCCCAACTGTCCAAGGACTACGCGGGAGCCGATGAGAAGACCATCCGCATCAAGCTCTACGGCGATGCCGAGGCGGCGAGCCGCAGCGAGTTCGAGGCCGTGTGGAAGCCGGAGCAGCACTTGTGCGATTGGAAGGATCTGCCTCGCGATGGCACGCTCTACGAAATCATTGACGGCGCGGAGGCCAAGCCGTTCTTCATCGGTTGGTTCATCGTCGATCCGATGGGCCGATTCTGGCAGGCGCAGGAGTGGCCGTGTGAAAGCATTGCCATTGACGACATGATGCCCGGCCCGTGGGCCGTGATGAGTGAAAAAGACCGCATGAACGGCGACGAAGGCCCGGCGCAGAAGCTGCGGCTCGGCTGGAACTTCGAGCAGTATGCCGAGCTGGTGTGGCAGATGCGGCATCGCCTGCTGGAGAAGATGAAGGAAACTGGCGGCGAGTGGCAGGGGCGCACGGTGCTGCATGTGCCGCAGCGGCGGGACAATCGGACCATCGGACAATCAGACAAGGAGCTGGACGGCATGCTCTGCGCGGAGCCGTTCGAGACGTATGGTGATCCTCGCTGGAGCCAGTGGAAGAGCGGAGCCACCGGCGCGACGATCCAGCAGGAGTTTTACGACTTGCCGAATGGCTTCACGATCCTGGTGCCCGAGGGCGTGCGCGTGCAGGAAGGTCTGGCGCTCGTGCGCGATGCCTTTGCCACAACCATCCTCATGCAGCCCAAAGCCCGCGTGAACCGCGAATGCACCAACACCATCTTTGGCCTGCAAAACTTCACCATCCCCGACTACGCCGAGCAGACCAAACGCCGAGACGAAGCCTGCAAAGACCCCGTGGACGTGTGGCGCTACTTCTGCCTGGCCGGGCCGGAGCATGTGCCGCCTGCGGGTTTGGAGATCGTCAGGGGTGGCAGTTATTGAGACAATCAGACAAGGAGACAATCAGACTATGAGCGATCATCAAACATCCCCAGCGCCTTATGCGATTCTCACTTTGGAATCATTGACGCTGAAGCGCTTCACCAATCAAGACGATTGGAAAGCGTCTATCGACGCCGTGCAAGCTCGTGGGCAGGACTATGTGCCGCTCAAATATCACGCAGGCAGCCGCCGCTATTTTGTTCCAGAACGCTATGAATAATCCATCCATGACCACACCACCCACACTCGACAACAACAGCCCGGCATTCCCTGCGATGGGCGACATGACATACAAAGGCATCACCGGTCGCGACTGGTTTGCTGGGCAAGCCTTGGCGGGCATCATGTCCAATGCGGAATTGTCAGGTAAAATACAAATGCTGGCAGTGATGCGTAATCCAAGCGAGCGAGAATTCATAGCAAGCATTTGTTATAGCCTTGCCGATGCCATGATTGCTTACCGCAATTCCACCTCGACAAATCCATGACCACCACCCCAAAACCCACCGCTGCCGCCAAACCGGCGAGCAAGCCCGCGTTGAAAACTTTGATCACCTGGGCGGAGGTGATGGCGCATGCGCGGCGGGCTCGGATTGGCGAGCACACGGCGCGAAAGATTATCTGCCGGCAGGACAGCCCGGCCAGAATCCTCTTGCCAACCATGACGGCTTACCGCTATGATGAGGCCGTTGTGCTGCGGGAGTTTGGGCTTGTCTGATCCATTCCTGCCTGCACGGCCATGCTCACTTCCGACCTCGAAACCGGCGAAACCTACGTCGTCGCCTCCGATGAAACGCTCGATCCCACCTGGGTGATCGACGAGATGACGCTTTCGCTCACCGATCTGGGGCCGTGGATTCAGGACATGCAGGACCATGAGCGCACCGCGCTGGCTGTTTGGGCCGGGCAGACGCAGGATGGCCGCAAGCATGCTGCGAACTACGGCAAGAAGGTGTTTCCCTTCGAGGGCTCCGCCGATTCCCGCGTGCATCTGGCAGGCGAAGCCATCGACCAGCTCACGATGCTGGAGATGCTCGCCATCGAAAGCGCCAAGGTGCAGGTCATCGCCATGGAGGCAAGTGATGCGGCCGCGTCCAAAAAGGTCGAGACGCTGATGAAATACGAGACGCGGCAGCGCCTGCGGGCCGAGCTGTGGCGCGAGCGCAATTTTGCCCGGCAGATCAAGCACACCTGGGGGCATGCCGTCATGCACGTCGGATGGGAGCAGCGCATGGGCACGGCGCAGGTCACGCTCAGCGTCGAGGATCTGGTGCAAGATCACACGCAGGCCAAGCTCGCCGAGGCTCGTCTGCAAGCCGCAGAGGCGGGCATGCAGCCCATCGACGCCGATGGCGAACTGCTCACGCCCGAGCAGCAGCTCGCCATCGCCGATGCCGCCGAGGCCGAGCTGAACGACTTGCTGCGGGCGGAAGATGTCGCGCCCATCGTCGTCATGATTCGCCGCCGTTACCCGCTGCTTTCACCCGTGCGGGCACGGCGTGTGGCGCGTGAATTGCGCACCGAGGACAGCGTGACGTTCACGGCGCCGTATCGCAAACCAGGCAAGCCCTGCGTCCGCGCCTACATGCCCGGCATCGACGTGTTTTATCCGCACTGGTGCGGCCAGGTGGATCGCGCCCCGTGGGTGGCGCACGTCGAGCAATACACCGAACCCGAGATCAAAGCCAAGGCCAAGACCGACGGTTGGAATGAGGAAGCCATTGACGCCCTGCTGGACATGGGGCCGAAGCCCGTCGTCGATACCTCCGCTGTGCTCAACACCACCGCTGCCAGTGTCGAGCGCATCTTGAACGAGCCTGCCCGCGACACCTTCACCGCCCGCTATCGCAACCGCGAGCAGACGTGGTATGAAGTGCTGCGCATCACCGTGCAAACCGTCGATGAAGAAGGTTATCCCGCCGTGCAGGAGCTCATCCTGCATCCGTCTCTCGTCGGAAAGGATCGCCGCAAAGCGGACAAGGAACTCGTGTTCGTGAACCGCCTGCTGGATTACTACTTCGACGGCGGCTGTTACGTCGATCTGCGCCGCGAATACAAAGCGCGACCGTTGTTCGAGAGCCGTGGTGTGCCGGAGATGGTGGGCACGCATCAATACCTGCTCAAGAGCACGCGTGATGCCAGCATGGACCGCACCAGTTTTGCCACCATGCCCATCGTCAAGGTCACCGGTCGCCGTGCCGGCAGCGGTGCCCGCTGGGACTACGAGCCCGGCACGAAACTGCCCGTCGAATCCGGCGGCGATGCCGACTACATGCGCCCGCCGCCCTTGGACCAAGGCACGATCCTCGATGCCAACGAGATCCGCAAGGACGTGGCCAATCTGCTCGGCCTGCATCACCGCGAGATCGACGTGGCCAAGGTGCAGATGCACCAGCAATGGCTCGTGGCCGGTGCGCTCATGGAGGAACGCGAGATCCTGCGCCGCATCCTCGCACTGGATCAGCAGTTCATGGACCCGCTTTATGTCAGCCGCGTGCTCGGTAATGGCCCGCAGCCTTTCCAGGTCACTCGCGAGGAGATCGCAGGCAGTTTTGATTTCGTGCTCGAGTTCGACGTGAAGAGCCTCGACATGGAGTATCTGCAAAAGCGCTGGTCCGCTCTCAAAGATGCCTTCAGCATCCCCGGTGTCGCCGGGCAGGTGCCCACGGTGCCCGTCGTGTCGTGGCTGCTCAACAACATCGACACCGGCCTGGCCGATCTCGTCACCGGCAGTCTCAGCGAACGCAATGCCGCCGAGGCCGAAGAGGAAAAAGCCGCCATTGCTATGCTGCTCACCGGCGTCGAGCCCACCGTCACCGAGAGCATGGATGCCGCCACCCGTTTGCAAGTCGATCAAGAGCAGATGCAGAAGAACCCCGCCGTGGCCCAAGCCTATGCCGCCGGTGGTATGTTCACCGAGATGCTCAATCGCCGCATGGCCGCCTTCCAGTTCGCCATCCAGCAGCGCACGGAGAATGCGCAGGTCGGGCGCACCGGTTTCAAACCTGTTGTTGAATAATTGATCTCATGCCACGCCCAGCCAAACGCCTGCTCATTGAAACCTGCATGGAAGCCGGTCCTTTGACCGAAGGCCAGATTGCGGATGCACTCGAAGCCACGCATGACACGCGGGAGATGCGGGCCGTGATGAGCTTGCTGGAGTGCTTCATCGGCGAAGCGCATGCCGAGATGACCGTGCGCAATCAAGATCCGCGAATTCGCGATGAGGCCAGCGGCGCGGCGCGATACCTGAAGGACTTGCGAGCGGACATCATCCGGCTCACGGCACGGAAGAAGCCGGAGGCCAAAGCGGAAAACTGAACCGCAAACGACCTCAAAGCATGGCAAACGGTGGCAAACGAGGGCAAACCGGGAGCGCGTGAGATTGTCGGCAGGCAGGCGGTGTGATGCAGTGGCGGCGTGCGCAGGGCGCACGTCTTATGTTCATCTCATCTCATGCGGTTCCAAACGCACCGGCTGCCCGCTCGGCAGGTGGTGATGTCGCCTCCGCAGGCGGCACGGGCTCGAACGCACCCGTAGAAGCTGGCGTTCAGGGCGGTCCTGACGGATCTCCGTTGTCCCTTTTTGAGTCACTGGCCGGCCACACGGTTGCCGAGCAGATGGCCGCGATGGGTGCCGCGGAAGGAGTCAAGACAGAGCCGGTGAAGGCGAAGGCCAAAAGCCAGCCGACACAAGCCGCCGCGAAACCGAAGTCTCTACCTGTCACCTCGACAGCCGACGATGAGGACGACGCGGGCACCGATGACGCCGATGAGTCCAACAGCACGGACGGGACCAATCAGGAACGCGATGCGATCCTGCCCGACGATGAGGATGATTCCGCCGAGGTGACCGCCGAGGACGATTCTGACGCTGACGAATCCAACGACGATGCGGACGACGGGGAAGCAGGCGACGATGACGACGCTCCCGAGGACACGAAGGAAGCCGCCGCCAAGCTCAAGGCACTGGAAAAGGACAATTTCAAGACGCGGGCCAAAAACCGCGAACTGCGCGAGCAGCTTGAGAAAATCCAAGCCCGTGTGCAGGAGATGGAAAGCCAAGGCACCACAGCAGGCACGCCGCTCTACGGCATGCCGGAAGGATTCGAGGCCGTGAAAACGGA